ATGAAAGACAAAGGCTTTTCCTATAACACCATTAACAACCATAAACGCTCGTTAAAAGCGTCATTCTATATCGCCATACAAGACGATTGTGTAAGGAAAAACCCTTTTGATTTCAAGTTAAGTGAAGTCCTAGAAAATGATACCAAAGAGAAAGTCGCATTGACAGAGGAACAGGAACAAGCCTTACTGTCATTCATCAAGACGGACAACGTGTATCATAAGTATTACGATGATGTACTGATACTGTTAAAGACAGGACTTCGTATTTCGGAACTGTGCGGACTGACAGTAGCCGATATTGATTTCAAGAATGAGGTTGTGATTATCGACCACCAGTTACTAAAGAGCAAGGAACAGGGCTATTACATTGAAACGCCTAAGACAAAAAGCGGAACAAGGCAAGTGCCATTAAGCAGAGAAACGATACAAGCGTTTCAACGGGTTATGAAGAAACGCCCAAAGGCAAAACCATTTGTGATAGACGGACGGGGCAACTTTCTATTTGTCAATCATAAAGGCAAGCCCAAAGTTGCCATTGATTACAATATGCTTTTTGTCCGTATGGTAAAGAAATACAACAAGCACCACAAAGACAATCCCTTGCCACATATCACACCGCATACACTACGCCATACATTCTGCACAAGGCTGGCAAGCAAGAACATGAACCCGAAAGATTTACAGTATATCATGGGGCATTCAAATATCAGTATCACAATGAACTGGTATGCTCATGCGTCCATAGATACCGCAAAATCAGAGGTTCAGCGTCTAATCGCATAAGAAGTATTTACCACGATTTTAACCACGCTTGATAGCGAAAATATAAGAAGATAGACCTAGATATGTGAGGTTTACCACAAAAGCAAAATGCCCGTAGAGCCGATAAAATAAGGCTTTGCGGACATTTAAGAAGATATAAAAAGATAGTCAAAAAGACATATATAATTTTATCTAAATAAATGAAACTTACAAATGATAAGTAATAAAAACACGCAGGAGGATATTCAGAATGAGAAAAAAAACAATTTATGTATTAGCAACGGTAATGTGTATGTCCATATTTACAGCATGTGGAAGCACGAATCGTGCTGATGCCAGAAATGAAGTGCAGCAGGAAGTACAGGCAGAGGATAATATGCAGAAAGAACAGCAGGCTGGTGCAGAGGGTAATGCTGAAACAGAGTTACAGACTGAAGCTGTACCGGAAAATACAGCTGAAGCGGTAACAGGCGAAGAGAAAACACTGAATGGAACGGTGGACGAGATCAAAGATTTTATGTTTATTGTGACAGATGATAGTGGTGCTTCCTATGAATTAAGTTTTGATGCAAAACCACAGGGATTGGAAAATGTTTCTGTTGGAGATAAAGTAAAAGTAACATATACCGGGGAACTTTCAGAAGTGGATGCATTTTCGGGAACAATTGTTTCAGTTGAAAAGCAATAAGTAAAGTAATAAGTAAAGCCATGTGATACATATAGAAAATGTATCATATGGTTTTTTACTTTTTTACGGTTATGTGGAAAACGACTGGTGAAATATGATATACTTATCGCGAATGATGTTGAGACCGAAAGAGCTGGAAAAGATCAGAAAGAAGATTTCAGTAGAAAATGACGAATTAGATTGTCTTACAGCGATGTGTTACATGGGGACTGGAAAATATAGTAAGGCAAATTCTATGCTGGAAAAAATTGGAAAAAGACGCAACGGGCAGTTACCCATTTGCGTCTTTTTCTATAGAAGAGCAATGAAACAACAGGAAACAGATACAATGGAGGAAGAGAAGATGAAAAAAAGAGCAAAAAAGATAGTAGCATTATTTTTAACAGCTGGTATTCTGTTATCAGGGACAGCTGCGTGTTCTAATGTAGAAGGCATGCATCTTTCAGGATCGACAAGGGAATTGAATGTAACGAAAGAAGATACTGGAAAATCCGGAGATAATGTTCAGATGCTGCCATCGGATGAAAAATCAGACAAAATATTTGCGGACAGTTATGCTGATTTTGCAATAAAGGCTTTTCAAAATAGCTATGAAGCTGGAAAAAATACAATGATATCACCATATTCCGTGATAAATGCGCTTGCCATGACTGCAAACGGAGCATCAGGCGAGACTTTGGAACAGATGGAGAGTGTACTTTGCGGTACGGCAGACTGCTCGCTTGATCTTCTCAATCGGGAGCTGCAGCGTCTGCAAAGTTCCATGCCAAAGGAAAAAAATAATCATTTATATACAGCGAATTCTATCTGGTACAAAGATTCTGATGAGAACTTTGTACCGGCAGATGATTTTCTGAAGTTAAACGCTGAATTTTATCAGGCAGATATCTTTGCCTCGGCTTTTGATAAAAAAACGACAAAGGATATCAATCGCTGGATCGACCGGCGCACGGATGGAATGATCAAAGATATCATGGATCAGATACCGCCATATGCTATTATGTATCTTGTAAATGCAGTGGCATTTGAGGGGGAGTGGAAGGACCCGTATGAAAAGGAACAGGTGCATGATGCTGATTTTTATGATATTGATGGTAATCATTCAACAGTATCAATGATGTATTCGGAGGAATATTCTTTTCTGAAGGAAGAGCATGCCGTTGGATTTATCAAGCCGTATAAAGAAGGCTTTGACTTTGTTGCACTGCTTCCGGATGAGAATATGGATATCAGAGATTATATCAGTCAGATGAATGGAGAAACTTTTCTAAAGACAATTGCTCAGGCAAATGATACAATAGTGCAAACAGGTATGCCAAAGTTTAAGGCGGAGACGCAGAAAGAATTAGCGGAAGTTTTAGACAGAATGGGAATGCATGATGCATTTGATGAGAAATTAGCAGATTTTTCACAGATGGGGAATTGTAAAAATGGGGATAATCTGTATATCAGCCGGGTATTGCACCGGACAAAGATTGAAGTGAATGAACTTGGTACAAAGGCCGGGGCGGCAACAGTTGTGGAAGTGGAAACAATGGGGTGTCTGGAGGCAGTGGAAAATGTTGTGCTGGACAGGCCATTTGTCTATGCGATCATAGACAGGGAGAATGGGATACCTGTTTTTATTGGTGCGGCAGATGCTCTGTAAAATCATAACAGAACAGGACAAACATTACAGGAGGATATGATTCGGATCGTGGGGCAGTTTTTAGAGGATGAAAAGATTATTGAGTTATACTGGGTCAGAGATCAGAGGGCAATTACATGCTCACAGCAGAAATACGGAGCATATTGTCACAAGATAGCACAGAATGTACTGCACAATGAAAGTGATTGTGAAGAGTGTATGAATGATACATGGTTCCGGGCGTGGAATTCCATGCCGACAGAGCGGCCGGGGATATTGCAGGCGTTTTTAGGAGCGATTACAAGAAATCTATCCTTAGACCGCTACCGGAAAAATCATTCGAAAAAGCGTGGAGAGGGAGAAATTTCTTACATATATGAAGAGATGCAGGACTGTATTTCCGGTGAAAATATGGAGTTACATGTGGAAAATATGGAACTTGCGGAGATGATTAACCGTTTTCTGGCTGGGATGAAGACAGAAAACCGCAGGATCTTTGTGCGGAGGTACTGGTATTTTGACAGTATAGCTGAAATTGCAAAGAGATTCTCCATCAGTGAGAGCAAGGTAAAATCGTCTCTGATGCGTTCAAGGGAAAGTTTACGGAAATGTCTTGCTCAGGAAGGAATCGAGGTGTGAGCAGTGAAAGCAGATGATCTGATTGATGCATTCGGGCATATTGATCCAAAGTATGTTTCAGATGCGGAAGTTGAGATAAAATCAAAATCACGGATGAAGCGGATGGTTTATGTTATAAGAGAAAAAATCCCTTTAGAGAAGGAACAGCCTGCGCATATCACTATTTCGGCGGCGATGTGTATGACAGCATTTGTGCTGATCATCGGTGCAGGAATGTTTTATGGAAGGATCAGGAATGGATATTCAGGAAACAAAAATAACTCTGTGGATACGGTTTTCAATGATTATGATGGTATGTATGGAAGTACAGCAGCCGGATCAGCGGATGAGGCAGGGGTGGAAAAAGCAGAAGAGGATACCGGTCTGATCTTTAATGAGATTCGCGAAATGGAAAGTATAGCCTATGATGTAGCAGAACCGTATCAGATTGTTTCTTATGATGCAGCAGGGCTGGAAGAATATTTTGGAACAAAGATCTGTCCGACTTCCATTCCGGATGGATTCATTCTGTCGGATGGTGTTTATCATGTTGGATATGATAAAGCAGGAGAAGCAGTGGATGATAATAATAGTCTGATCTATTCGGATGAAAGTGGAGAACGTACATTGAAAATCGGAGTTCGTACAACGGAATCCGGGATCGTGACAAGATTTACAGATACACATTTAGCCACGTCTCTGGTGCATGGGATTACGGTCACAGCGGGATGTTATCCGATCGGGCAGACTGGCGGGTATAGTTATGTCGCTGTTTTTGAAAAAGATGGAGTTATATTTACCATAGAAAGTTCCGGTCTTACAGAGCAAAGATTTATCACAGTGATAGGAGAACTGACGGAATAGACAGATATGTTATGAAACAGAAGATTTAAAATAGGGTCTTGTCTGATAAAAATTCTAATGTCTTTTCTACAGGTTAAAAAATGAAGTTAAAAGAGATTGAGATTCCAAGACACTTATGATAGTATAAAAATAATTGTGAAGACACGAGAGAATCAGGTGCAAACAATCGATATTAAGGAAGTTAAACAGGAGGTCGTAGATAAAATGGAACAGTACAAGCAGGAATTTATCGAGTTCTCTGTTATGTTCTGTCTATAACCCTTGAAAATACCTATAAAGCTTGTGTTTATGCGGTTTGTATGAATTGTGGTACTCACAATAAGTTATCGTAACTTATCGCTATTTGGTGCAGTTTGATATAAAATTGGCACAGAAAATGGAACAGTAAGTCTTAAAGAAAAGCATAGATAATTTAATATAATTAGGACATCTAAATAAGTCCATATACTTGTATTTATTATGAGTATGTGGGCTTATTTTAGTGCCTTAAAATCGAAAGACACACAAATACACACTAATGCTCATAAAATGCCTGTATGAGCCACAGAGAGCGTCAGAGAGCCTTTATATGACCGAATTAAGAAATATGCATTTCATTGGAAGAAAAACTAACCAAAGGAGGAACATCAATGTATGGAGTGATTACAAAATACTTCAACGACAAGGGATATGGGTTTATTCAAAGTATGACTAACGGAGAAACCTATTTTATTCACAAAAAAGATCTGAGAACCAATTGTTGTGACTCAAGATATGGTTATTGTATCAGGTCATCAGCGTGTAAGAGCTGCAAAGGAACTTAATATGTCTACTATTATGGTGGATATTAGGAAGTATGAAAATGATGATAAGGTGTTAAAGGATCTTATTGAAACGAATATTCGTCAGCGTGGAATTGGGAATCCTAATCCTATAAAGCTTGGTAGATGTATTAAGGAACTTGAAAGAATTTATGGAGTCAGAGATGGTAGTACGAATAGTAAAGGTATTGGTGTGAGCGAAAAGTTTTCGTTCACCAAATCAAATGGTGAATATGTAAGAACAGGTAGCTTGGTCTACTTTTCACACTATAAATCAAAAAATAGAAAAAATAATGCAGTGATTCTCAATGTGATTGAAAATCCAGAGGATTAGCAGAAAGGATGGAATATGGCAAAACACATAAATAATATGGATGAATTAGAAAAGGCATTGCAGCCAACAATGCAGAAAATGGTTGATGGAATGGCAAATAGAGTATATGAGACATTGAATTTCTTTCTACAGAGATATTACGATTCATATGATCCGATTTATTATCGCAGACAATATGACTTTCTAAGGTCAGGATTTAAAGTTGACGCAAGAATTGTCAGAGGTAAGGCGGTAGCATCGGTTTATATTGATGTGGATTATATGAGTAATTACTATGGTGTAACTGGTCAACAGGTCGCAACATGGGCGAATGAAGGTCTGCATGGTGGAAAGAATTTAGCAACTAATACACCGCATGTATGGGATGCAACGATGGCAAATACTGTTGATAATGGAGAATTGGTAAGAGATGCAGTTGCTTATTTGAAAAGTCAAGGATTTACAGTCAGAGTGTAAGGAAGGAGGGAAAACTGAATGATTCTATATAAAAAATATGTAATAGACAAGCTATCTGAAAAGACAGGCTTATACAAAAAGGATATAAAAGCAATGCTTGTTGCATTGAATGAGTTGGTATATGAGGAAATGGATAATGATAATGCTATTATTCTGAATAATCTTTTGAAGATTGAGCCAGTAACAATACCGCCTAGAAATAGATATGATATTGTGCGTGATAAAGTGTATCAGCATAAGGCATATCAAGTTGTGAAGATTACACCGAGTAACAATCTTAGGGATAGATACAGAAAACAGAATACAGAAAACGAGGATGAATAATGGCACAAATATTACATATTAAGGATGCTTATTTTGAGTTACCAGAGAAATGCAATGATAATATAGGCTGTATGGTAACTTTATTAGGCGTACATTTACAACGAGACGAGCAGAGTCTTTCAAAAGCCAGTGATGATGAAAAATGTACAATACAATATGAATTGATAACAAAATAAGGACGCAAAGCATGAATAAAATACTAGATTGCAGTAAATGTGAACGCTGTAAAAGTATGGAATATTTATTTGATGATTATTATTGTTGCGAAGAAAATGAACCGACACAGATATATGGATTGCTTGGTGTGTATAGTCCACCAGAAGTCAGTCCTATATGGTGTCCAAAGAAAGTAAAGGAGAATGAAGAAGTAATGAGAAATATTGACACAAAGGCTACAAGAGAGAACATTAGCAAGGATTTGAATAATCTGGGAGAAAATAGAACTGAAAATATTGGAGATTTGAAAGTCGGATTATTTGGCAGTCTTGATATGAATAAGACAAGAAAAAAGATTAAAAACTCATTGGCTAAGTTATCATTATAGAAGGAAAACTAAGATTATGACAAAATTAAATATCAATATCAAAGTAAACGAGATTGAGGAAATTGCACCAGTTATTGAAAGCGTGAAGAAGTTGGAATTGAATAAAATTCCTGAATGTAACTCGGTAGTAACAATAGAACTTGAAGTATAGGATTGGAAGGAGATTAAATATAATGACAAAAGAATTAAGCATTGAAAACATTAAGAAGGAACTGATTGACAAGATTTCAAACAATGAGGAAGTGTTGGAATATTTTGAAGAACATTATCGTGAGAATGGTGCTAATGATATTTTGATAAGGTATGGAAGAAAAGTAATAAAAGATAATTTTATCTTTGCACATGATATGTCAGTATCAAATATGGATATGTTTATATCTGTAGAAGTTAATGAAGAAGAGATATATACTCTTACTACAAGTGTAAGAGAAGTAAAAACTCTTTACAAAGTAAATATTATGGTGGCTCTTGAAAATGATAATGACCTTGATAAAATGGCTATGTTACTTGGAAAGATTGCAACAGAATTATACCCTGATAGATGCGATTACAAAAATTCTGTATATAATATTGAACATTTATACCCATATGGGAAAAAACAGATTGTAAGGGTTGTGCAGTTTAGAGTTGATAAATAATCGGCAGACATACACCGATTCTAAATAAAATGTATGGATATTTCCCAACAGGCAGGAAGTAAAAGAAAGTCTGTATCAGAGATCAAGAATATCTTATGTGCGATTCTGCACAGTTTCCAATAATGAAAAAATAGTGAAATTACGACTGCTGCACATAGCAGATTCAACGAGCTAAAAATTTCGCTGGTTAGATTTAACGGGTCTGAAATCTAGCTTGTTTATTAAGGTGCGTCATTTCCGACACAGCTTTATTTCTTGACCTCTGATTTATAGCAAAGGAGGATCATGTATAGTGAAAATAAGATTAAATGTATGTATTTCAATAACCGATTCAAGGAGAAACCACAAGGAAAACAATGTGGGTGGGTACAGAAAAGTCTAACAGAGACAGATATTACAATAGAAGAATTGGCAGATGCTTTGTGTCATGGAGCATCATTTAAGCCGGGAGTATTACAGGGCGGTATGAAAGCTGATAACTGGGTGCAGCAACAGTTATTTGGCTTGGATTTTGATAATGGAGTATGCATAGAAGAAGCATATAACAAGGTCATTTCTCTTGGAATTGTACCATGTTTTATGTACACCACATTTTCACACAAGGAAGAACATCATAAATTCCGCATGATATTCTGCAATGATACAGTTATTACAGATGGCAGTATCAGAGATAAATTACAAGCTGCACTTATGGGTGCGGTAGGTGGAATTGATGAGGTATGTTTCAATAGAGATAGATTGTTTTTCGGTGGTAAGGGGAATGAGGTATTATATCCATCTTATGACAGTAGAATCAGTGCAGAAGCAGTTATTGATAAATACTGGAAAGATGAATATGAGCAATATGTATCAAATGCACAGCCAAAATCAAAGAAGAAGCCTGCTGCAAAAAAGGAAAAAGCTGATACGGAGGTAAAACCTGTATATGAAAACTTAAATGTTAAAGCAATTAAGGATCATGATGTTGAATATCTGCGTACAGCATTAGCACATGAACCGATTGAATTTGATACAAAAAATGAATTTTGGGATTATATCTATTCAGAACTGGATATTGCAGAGCTGATAGATATTGATAATCCGAGGTCTTTTTGCTGTATTCTGCATGAAGATCATAACCCTTCTGCAAACATCTTTACTACGAAAAATGGAGTTCAAAAGTATAGATGTTGTTCTGAAAATCTTACTCTTAACATAAAACAGTTGATTGAAATGTTAGGAGATTTCAAGTCTGAATTTAAAGCAATTCAATTCATAATGGATATTTATAACCTGTCTATTAAGGAATCTAATTGGAGCATTGAACAGCGTGAAAACATAGACATGATGATAAGTAATATCACTCTGAATAAATTTCAAGAACTATGTCCACAGGCTGATAAAAATATCAAATATGCAAAGGACACATTTCTTATGATGCTGTCTATTGCACGAAACAATATTTATAGCGAGAAGTTTTCTAACGATGATGGAGAAATAATCTTTTACGTTACCAATAAAAAGTTGGCTGAATACATGGGAAAAGGTAATAGTCAGAAGAAGATTGACAAGATCAATAAGTATGTGAAAATGCTTATCTATCACGATTTAATACGGATATTAGATAATGACCAGATACCAAAGGAATTATTGAAAAACGCATTAAAATATACGAATGGCAATAAGAATCGTGTCAATTTCTATGCTATTCCATCATGGGTAGTACAACAGTTGAAAACAATAGAAGATAACGGAATCCGTTGGAAAGATAAAGGTTATAGAATTGGCGGTGTATCGTTTGATATGTTCTATCGTTCTGAAGGTTTTGAGGTAGCCGCCTCATTATATCCCCAGTATAAGAAAAAGAAAAATGAATATGGTGAGATTGTAAACAGAACTACCACAAAGGCTAGTGATGAATGTACATTGAAGATTTCAGAAGTGATTTTGCATTGTATTCAAAGAAAAGGATATTGTACCGAGAAAGAGGTTGTTTATATTCTTGGTAATGAGTATAGATACGAAGTCACAGAGACACAGATTAAGCGATGTTTAAATGAGATTATGGATTGTTATAGATTGAAGAAAGTCAAAGCTAATAAGGTATTAAAGGAACAATTTGATATAAAATCAGACGGCTATCCCTACATAATAATTGAAGATGAGATGTAAGGGTAGGTAAAAGGGTAGGGGTGTAACTAAGATATATATATGTTACTACCCACCCCTTTTACCCCCTATTCGATATTGATTGACTGAAAGACAGTATGAATTTGATTCTGCTGTCTTATTTTTATGCGAAGAATAAGGAGAAATTTTATAAATGGATACGGCAAAAATATGTAAGAAATGTGGGAGAGAACTCCCAATAGATAAATTTGGAATAAACCATAATTATACAAGAAGTATGTGTAAAGAGTGTTTTAATGAAGGAATGCGAGAAAAGCGTTATCAACAAAGATTATCAGATGGCATAAAAATATATCATAAAGATAAGTCGATGAAGATACAGAGGAAATATAAGAAACCATACCATTTTCAAATCTTGTATAGGTCGGAATCTGGTATTGATACTATTGCAAAAGATGAAGTGTTTGTGCGTTTATTTGACTATAAATCTGTATGGACTTCTAATTATGGTAGGATAATTCAGAGATTGAATGATGGAACATACCAGCTTGTAAAAGGTGTATATTCAAGAGCCACAAAGGAATTGACCTATACACTTGACAGGAATATTTATTTCAAATCTAAGAACAGATGGGGATATAGGAAAGAGAAGGTAACTGCCAGTGATCTTGTAATTCAGATGTTCGTTGTCAATTATGACATGAAAAATAATACAATGGTTTGGCATAAGAAGAATGATACAAAGGATAATTACTATAAGCATTTATTCCCAGTCACAGATAAACAATACAATGAGATTTTAAGCATATATGAACAGGACGGAACAATCACAGATAAGCAGATTATGGAGATTGTGAATGCGGTAGAGTTTAAACCCGATGATTGGAAACCTTGGCATAATAAAAGAACTTATGAAGGTGTCGGTTATGTCGGTGCTGATACTTCAGATATTGATTATGAATCATACTCATTTGTAAAGTGGAAGAATATGATCCAGAGGTGCTATAGCGATGTTGTACATAAATTAAAACCTTATTACATGGATAAGGAAGTTTGTATTGAATGGCAGAACTACCAGAATTTCAAGATATGGTTTGACGCACATTATATTCCTGGGACTAAGGTCGATTTAGACAAAGATTTACTCTATAAGGAAGGTAATATCTACAGTCCAGAAACGTGTGCGTTTATGACGCATTTCTTGAATACAGTATTTGAGGATAGAGGAATTGAGAGCAACATCAAACAGAATGATGATGGTACATATTCAGTATCAATGATAGTTCTTAATAAGAAGATGGATATAGGTGTATTCGATTCAGAGGAAGAAGCACATACTGGATTTATAGATGGCAAGATTGATTATATTTGTGACCTTGCAGAAAAGTGTAAGGACAAAGTGCCAGATTATGTGTATGAAGGTATGCTGAATTATAAGATTGAAATTGACTAATAATCGGAGGTGGCAGATTTAACCCTGCTGCCTCTTTGCAGTTTATAAAGGAGAAAAAGGAATTATGGCTTATATAAAGGTCAAAGATAGAAGAAGATTTGAACGAAAAGAGTTCAGAGATTACATAAAGCTATCAGATGATAAAGTGCTTGACACAAAAAAGAATAATATAGATTTACTTGGAGATGATGAAATATTTGTACAGTTGGAAGATACACAGCATTATTGGATTTCAAGTCATGGTAGACTTACAAACAATATGAGGAAAGATAAAACATTCTTCTTTCATAAAATGGATAGCGGTGATCCAAAAAGAAGTGTGCATTGGACGATTGTAACCTATGATATTGACGGAACTGCTTTACATGAAGAAACAAGTCCAGAAATTCTTGTAGCAAAGTATTTCTTAATCAAGCCGACAGGATGCAATAAGATATGGCATATAGACGAAAATATGAATAACAACTATTATAAGAATCTGATTTATGTATCTGCGGAAGAGTATGAGTTGTTACGTAAGCACGTCAAAACAGTTGCAGAGATTGGCAGAGAACAGGAATATTATGATTACAATACGGTAAAGGGCAATCCAGCTTATAAAATTTATGAGGGGATTTATGCAAGATGTTATGGTGGTAGTTCATTATTGGTGAATCAATGCTATGATGATGCTTATATGTGTGACGATTGGAAGAATAGCAGAGATTCTTTTGCTGAATGGTATTCTGCTAACTATTATGAGTGTGACGGAGAACGCATGGCAGTTGATAAGGATTTATTATGTCGTGGCAATAAAGAGTATGCACCAGACAAGTGTTGTATATTGCCTGAGACTATCAATTCTGCCTTGGCAAGTGCTACAAAGAGAAGAAGCCGTTACAAATCAGCAAAGGTTTATGCTATCGGTGTTGATTATGACAAAGCAAGAGACAAGTTCTATGCAAGGATTACACCATTCGGGCATGACAAACAAGTTAAGTTGCATTATTGGAACACAGAGGAAGAAGCATTTCAAGAGTACAAGCTATTCAAGGAATCAGAGATTAGAACATTGGCATTGAGATATAGAGATAAGATACCAGACAGGCTATTTGATGCATTGATAAAATATGAGGTGCGTCCTTATAGTCCGTATGAGAGTTGAAATTAGGGCATATTGGATATTAGTTTATCTGATATGCCCTATTTTTTTACCTTTTTTGTATGATGTATGGTATAATTACACAATAAGGGGAATTTGGTTTTGTGTGCGATTTTATACTTGGAATAATTGGATTGCTGTAGAGAAAAAAGAGTAGTTGCATATATGGCTAAGAATTGTTTGTGTTGTGGTAAAAATATTGGATTACTTACAGTACGCATTCCTTTATTAGAAAATGAAGAGTTGGTTATATGCTCTGATTGCTTTGAAAAAATGCCTTCAGTGCTTAACGATTTATACCAGAAGAGAATACATCCGACAAAATCAGAACTGCTCACAATAAAAGAAGAAATAATTGAGCAGCTTAATTTAGGATGTTATAACAAAGATGTAATCAATGTGGTTACAAAGTATTTAGGTAATAAAATTTCAAAAGCAAAAGATCCAGAGGTTAGTGAAGATTTGGCAATATTAAAGAAATGTCCAATCTGCCAAAGCGAAAATATTCAAAAAATTTCTACTATGACAAAAGCAGGGAGTGTAGCATTATGGGGAATATTTTCGCAAAAGATTAAGAAACAATGGTATTGTAATTCGTGTGGAAGTGAATGGTAGAGGAGGTGTCAGAGAATGAAAAATAAAAAGGCAATCATTATATCATTTTTTGTGATGACCTTAATCTTATTTCTATGTATTTTGATTATGGTAATATCCAATAAAAATGCTAAGTTCCAGAGTAAAGATGAAATGTCAGAAGTGATAAATGGTATATGGAGAACGGGTGCTTCTGAATATGATTTTGTTTTCACCATTGATAACGACAGTGCATATTTGAGCAATGGAGATAAAGTCGATGATCCATCTAAAATAGTGTTAGTTCCTGAAAAGGGATATTTTTATTATGAATATAAAGGTGATACGAAGAAGTCCAGATATAATGTTGTTTACGAGGATGGAGAGTATTTGATTAAGGATAAATATTGGACGTTTAAGAAAACGGAAGAGTAATTTTATTGGTACGTCTGCTGCTGTTAGGTACTTAATATAGCATAGTTTAAGTGTACCCCCTCTCTCCCTGTTATATGTTATTATCCTTTGCAAAAATAAGTGATTTTGAGGGCAAATTGGCTTTGTAATTGTGTAGCTGATTAAGTTTACCTATGATGGATTTTGAGGTGGATTTGGTGCGATTTCTATTGATTTTCTCTAAGGATATGGGGTAAGTTCTCCGTGGGGAACTGGGGAAGAATGAATCGGAATTTCAGATTCCGAAAAAGCGGTTAGTCCACAGTGGTACAGCGCAATTTTGCGCTGTTATCTGAAACAGATAGTGTTGGTTTAGAGATGTTTCATATTTGCAATAGTTGAAGGAAACTAAATTTCGTTCCCCATGAGATACCGCCAGAAGTGGCGAAAACTTTAAACACCTTGTGTTCAAATGGACACACCTTGAAGAATAAAAATCTTTCGCATACAAGTGTGCGAAAAATTTTATCTTCTAAGTGGAACAGTTTCACTTAGGGGAATTTTCCCTTTAGGTGGGAATAGAAGTGTTGTAAATCCCACTTCCGTAATAGAGGTTTTATAAATAATACTTCCGTTCATTTCAAAGCGACAGATTTTAGGATTGAAAATATCGTAGGGGTAAATTTTTCAAGTCCGTGTCGAGAAGAACCAACTACAGGGCGGCAGAAAAAAACAATTCCCTTTTTTAGTTTTTGCTACCCTGGACTACACAATACCTACTAAACCAGTAGGATATAATGACATTAAAAAATATCAATAGAGCATACAAAAATAGGGTGTAACTTTATCGGTTACACCCTTGTGTTATAATTATATTATGTTATTGCTTTATTCTTCTAAATCTGTCAAGTGTGGCAAGTCTGAAATAATATCATTGTAACTTTTTCTGTTTGGATTGTCTAACTGTTTCCCAATGTCTCCGAGTTCAAAACAAATATAGTCGTACTTATCATAGTACCAACCGCATACATCATCAAGTGATATATAATTATCGGGGATAACTTCAACCTCTTTTGTAATAGTCTTTGTGACTGTTTCCGTTTTTACTTGTGTAGTTCCTGCAATGTAAGAGCATACCGACATAATAACGATAGTTGCAATAGTTCCGATTGTTTTAATTGATTTTCTTCATAATGTTTTTATCTCCTTTTCTTTGTGGTAGGGTGTAGGCTTGTTATTGTCTACACCCTTATTTTTTACGCTTCTTTTAATCTCTTTGTTTCCTCTGTCTTTACTTCTGTACTTCCATAGTAGTTTCTTATATCGTCCATAGATAATTTTTTGTGGCTTCTTTTTCTGAATGATTCTGTATGAAAATACCACTTCTTTTTTTCTCTTGCCCACTTGAACCCTAAAGCCTTTAAAGTGTCTTTGTGTTCGTATGTGTTGCCGTCTATCCATATCCAACAACCGACTATTTCAATATTGATATTCTGTAATGTGATAATACTTTGTAAAACTTCCCTTAACTTTTCATCTTCTGAAAAATCATACTTCATATTATCATAACTCTTTTTGTCGGTGTCGCTTGCTTGCTCTGTCTTGTGTTCGTGTCTGTCTTTTAATGTTTTGAATAATGTATCATATTCGGCATTGACTTCTTGCGTTACCTTTGTACTTCCATTTGTGTTGTCTGGATGATACTTCTTTAATAGCTCTTTGTACTGTTTTCTTAATTCTTCCAGTGTTTCTACATTCTTAAAATATCTCATATAGAAAAACCTCCTTTAAAAATATATGTTGATTGATTTGATACCATTATAATACACTAACAAGTGTACAATATCAATATACAAATTCACTAAAGAGTGTACAATGATCTTGTGCAATATGTACACTAAGTAGTGAACTTGTACAATAAAAACGACACTATCAAGTGTACATTTTGTATATTTCGTCAATAGACTTTGCACACTAACAAGTGTACAATACAGTTACAAGGTCAAACAAAACAGACCTACACAAAATCAATCAAACATATTTAAGGAGGTAGTCATTATGACAAAAAAAGAATTAGAAGCAAAGGTTGAAGAAATCAGAAAGTACAAAACAATGATTGAGGAAGCAACCAACATTGAAAATGCTCTGGAAGCTGAGGTTATTTCTTATATGAATGAAAACAACCTTACAGAAGAAATTACAGACACGGCAAAAATTACCTATAAGTCGCAGGTTCGCTCTACTTTAGACAAGAAAAGACTTGAGGAAGATTTAGGAAGTCTGGAAGAGTACACCAAAACAACGACATACAGTGTGTTACGAATCAAGTAATAAGCGGTTAGCAATCAACAGGACAAAGGGTGGAGCAATCCACCCGATACCCTAAAGAATAGGAGGGATTTATATATGAGTAATTTAATACATTTGTTTTCAGTCGGTCAGAAAGTCCGTTGCAATATGGACGGAACATTTTACAAGGGTATAGTTACAGAAACCCACACAGACCACATTATTATTGATATTCCAGAAGTATCTAATCACTGTTGGTTTGAAAATGATTTCAATATCGAGGATGTTTACCCGGAATATAATTTCTAATCAATTAAGGCGGTGACAGTTCAGCCGTGGGAGGTTCAGTCCTCCGCTTGCCTATCGGCTAATCAATAGCCGTACAAATTCAATCAATCAAAATACATATTTTAGGAGGTAGTAATTATGGACAATTACAGAAGAGCAGAACACACAACAAGACCACTGACAGAAGAGGAAAAGCAGTTTGCAGAGGATCACCACGATTTAATGTATCGTTACATGAAGATACATGAATTAGATCCAGAAGAATGGTACGACATTCTAATCATTCCATATTTGAATGCGGTTAAAAAGTATCATCAGTACGAGAGATTACAGAGCCTTAAATTTGAACAGGTATTTTTTAGAACATTAGACAATGCAAGAAGTAATTACTGGCGTGATATGAACAGGAAAAAGCGTTGTCCTGAAGGTGGACTATTCAGTTATGATTCATTACTTGAAAATGGTTATGAAGAAAAAAATTTTGAATTTTGTCTGATTGATCCATATACAAATGTTGAAAGACAGGTGATTTTAAAAGAATTATACAGAGAGTTTTACAGAAAATGTACAGAGCGTGAAGCATGGGCGAATGATATTAGAAAAACTGAATTAGATATGCTGATTGAGGGACATACATTGAAGCAGATTTTAAGAACCACATTGAAGATGTATGGCGGTTGTAATGATGATGGTCTGTATAGTTGGGCTTTAGATAACGACATTGAGAGATTTAGAAAAATCTTCAAAGAAGTTTTCGGTATCTAATCAATGACAAAGTTGGGCGGTGTGTCAGAAATGGCACACTTGCCATAGCAGAAAGAAGGTTATCACATGGAAAATAAAGAGCAATTAAGACCATTGACAAGGGAAGAACGCAAGTTTTCAGAAGAAAATTACCATCTAATCATGGACTTTATGAAGAAGTCAAAGCTGGATGCAGAAGAATTTTTTGATATTGTTGTGTTTGATTTCCTGTTATCAGTAGAAAAGTATTTGAATGATCCGCAATTACAAGCGAAATGCAGTTTTGAAGCGGTTTCCTATATGTATATGAAAAGGGCGGTATTTGTTCACTTTAGAAAACAGAAAGCACAAAAGAGAAGTACAGAAGCCGGATCAGATATTAGTTTAGATTCAATGGATATGAATATTTCTAATCATTCCACAATGGAAACAGCCTCTAATCTGGAATATAAGGAAATGGTAAAGCAGATTAAAAACGGATTGACAGAGGAACAAAAGAAAATATTTTCTGACAAGGTAGAAGGCTATTCACTAAAGGAAATAGCTGATAATCACGGAATCAAACAGAAACGAGTATATAAACAGTTTGACAAGGTAAAGCGAATTGTTACAGAGGTAATGGAAGCATAGAAAGGACGGAAAACAATATGTTTAATTTTAGAATCATCACAACAGCAGACGGAAACCAGATTATAGATAGAAGCCTTAAAACACCATATAACGCATTGACACCAACGCAAATGTTGGAATATACGGAACTTGATAATCAGATGGCATTTATGGACAGGATGGAACGCAAAGCCAAACAGAAAGCGGAACATATGCGGAAACTTGCAAAGAATCCATTATATAAAATGGCTTGTATGGTTGGTTTGATATAAGAGAAAGAGAGGTAAAGCGAAATGATTACATCAAAATTTTTCAATATGGGACAGGTAGTAACAACAAGGTCAATCAATGATCTTATGGCAGCGGAACAGAAATTTGCGGTTGAGATCACAGTTGCATTACAGAGATTTGCAGTTAAAGACTGGGGAGATATGGACGCAGAAGATAAACAGACAAATGAGGATGCTTTGAATTATCCAGATGATTTATACCTTATGGGTGCTTACAATACATCAAAAGGCAGAATTTGGATTATTACAAATCGAATCTCCGAAACACCAGGAGACAATGCGACAACAGTTTGTTTCCCTGATGAAAGATAAAAGTGAACTGTAAAGGATGAAAGGACAGTCTGAAATATGGCTGTCCTTAATGGAAAAGAGGTTGATATTATGGCTATAGTAATCACAAATGGAGAGTATTATATACAAAATACAAAGAATGGAAAAGTAAAAAAGACAAAGGATATAAACGAGGCAACTCAATTTTATAATGTAAACAAGGCAATGCGAAAAATATTAGGTAAACCAGCACAATGCAAGGGGTATTATTTATTTGATACAGAAGATACATATGTTAAAAAGAAAAACAATAGAAAACACTATTCACAGGATGTACGAAAACTTTTGTATGATAACGTAAAAGGAAAATGTGCAATATGTGGGAAACAGCTACTTTTTTCGGAGATTACATTGGATCATATAATTCCACTGAATCAAAATGGAGAGGATGAAGTTGAAAATTTACAGATTTGTTGCTATCAGTGCAATCAAATGAAAGGCTCAATATTACCAGTAGATTTGTTCCAAAAGGTAACAGAAATTTTTATGTATCAAACAGAAAAGAAAACAACACATTCGTTAAAATGGAAAATTGTACATAGATTGTTGCAATCGTGCATCAAGTGAATTTTGCTGACCTTGAAAAAATAGGGGAAATCAAGTATAATTGGAAGTAAACATAAAATGAAAGGTTTGATTGATATGTCAGCAACGACAGTAATTAAGGATATATTAGAAGCAAAGGGAAAATCGCAGATAGAACTTGCAGAGGAAATAAATGTCACTAGGCAGAATTTGAGCAATAAAATGAGCAGAGACAAATTTTCTTCTCTTGAATTAGTGGAAATTGCGGATGCTCTGGAAATGAATCTGATTTTGAGAGATAAAGACATAGATTCTATTATAAATGACTATAAAGAATATATGAAAGACAATGAAATATCAGATGAAGATATTGAAACTACTACATCATATGTAAAGCCATTTGTTCAATTTCTGTTAGAAAAACAGGAACATATTATTGATTATCCAGAAGATGAAAAAGGAAAATCAAAGCGAAATATGACAGAAGAAGAGAAAAAGGCTGCACAGAAGAAGTCAGAAGCAACAAAGGCAAGGAACGCAAAGAAGCAAGCAGAATCACAGGATAATTAAAAAGGGGCACTTGATTTCTCAAATGCCCTAGTGTATAATTTACTTAGAAAGTGAATCGGATATGACTCCGATTTGCCCTCAGTGTTAAAATGTTTATAAGAATAGCATCCTAAACTTTGGACGGTGTGGGATGCTATTTCTTTTTATTATTATGATTGTCTATGTAAGACAGAGCCGCAAAAATTACTAGCACTAAAGTTAAAACTTCAAGCGTGTTCATAGGGCATCACCCTCCTTTGTAAACTAGAGGGCATCTAATAATCGGAAAATCACATCCTGCTTTCGTTTCAATTACACAATAACAGTATAGCATAAAGGGAACGGATGTTCAAACCCAAAAGAGGTAAATCTACTATATTATATAGAAGAAAGACCTCTTTTTTTATGGCTGCTGCCTCTGGTGGATATTATCAACAGCCTTTTCTAATTCTATTGTCTGCCAGCGTTTGCGGATCACATCACTTTTCAGTTGTGCAAGTCGTTTGTTGGTGTATTTCTCAAACCAACACATAAGGGATTTTGGAATGAATTTATCTGGTGTGTGTTGTAAAATAGAAAACAATATATCTTCCAGTTTAGACTGAATCTTATGTAGCATATCTTTGAAGCGGTTCGGCTTCTGAATCTCAATGTAAATGTAAATCAACTCCTTCCTTATATAGTATAACGGAGATACGGAATATATACAAGGAATAAGGCAAAAATGACCTCAATTATTTTTTCAATATAAGGGGAATATTACTGAAAAAATGTGCATTAGTAAGTAGGAAGCAAAAAGAAATTTCAATAAAATTTCTGAAAATATGCAAAATAATAATTCAATAAAATTTCTAGGAGGTGTGCGCTTATGGATGAACTGATAAGGGATTTTGAAAACAAGATGCACTTAGAGGGAAAATCCGAAAAGACAATCAAAATATATGTTGCTTCGGTAAAGGAATTTTTCAGATGGTTTAATGACAGCTTCGGGGATGTAGAATTTAAGAAGCTGTATAGGGAAAATATTCTGGAATATAAAAGCTATTTGAAGAATGTGAAAATCTGTAAAAGAACAGGACAGAATCTAAATGCAAAGTCCATCAATGCAAAGTTATCTGCACTTATTAAATATAATGAGCTGATGCAACCAGATAACATTGTAATAAGCAAAGCAGACTTAATAAAGATACAAGCGGAAATAATCAGTCCTACCAATATCACGAAAAAGGAAGTTGAAGAGTTTAGGCAAAGAGTGTTGCAATCTGAAGGATGTTCCGCAAAACGGAATTATGCAATAGTTACCATTATGGCTTATGCAGGATTACGAATATCAGAAGTATTGCATTTGAAAAAGGTAGATGTAAACACTGCTGCGAGTCAGATTAGAGTAGCAGACGGAAAAGGCGAAAAACAAAGAACTGTCATTATCAATTCTAAGGTTATCTCGGCAATAAGGGAATACCAGAGATCAGATAATGTGGAATCAGATTATTTATTCCATAACAGCAAAGGGAAGATTCTGAATCCGTCCACCATAAATAAAGTATTTGATGAATTTAGTATTGATGGCTACCATATCCATCCGCATATGCTTAGACACTTCTTTTGTTATAACGCATTAGAGAGCGGAGCATATAGCATCAATGAGGTATCAAATCAAGCAGGACATACAAGTATAAAAACCACATTAAAATACTTGAACCCGAATCTGGAACAAATCAAAAAGAAAAGCGAATTATTATAAATTTTTTCCGCACAAGTGGGGGGAAAATCGGTTACAAAATGTGTATTAGATATATGTAAGTGTCTAAAGGAAGGAGTTATTGAATGAACAGAGAGCCTAAACCAATAACAAAGCAAACTATACTGCAAATGGTTATAGGAAGCATAATTGCGGTATTGCTGATAATTTTCACATAAAACGGAGGTACGAGGATGGATAAGACATTATTAGAATTATTAAAGGAAGCAAATGGAATGGATAAGATGAACGGTTCACAGGAGCAGAAAACAGAAGATAGACAGCAGATTTTTAATGCAGGATTTCAGATGGGTATTCAGTATATGATGGATAAGATTGAGCGACAGTATCAGTTAGGAAAACCGATTCTTGCAAACGACAATCTGTACTGGTTGAAGGGAGCAAAGGAAAACTTGCGTGATATTATGGATGATATTGAAGCAGAGTATAACGCAGAAATGAAAAAGAATGAATAAATTGGTTATCGTACCCTATATCGCAAAATGCGGAAATGCTTGATTTTCCTATACTTCTTTGTTTAGGAAGTGCGATAGCCTACCGATATAATAGGAATTATCAAATATCGAGAATCATTCCTATGTAGTGAGTAATATTGAAAATGCGTACACTAATAAGTGCATTAACTTGCGACATTGAAAAAGCCTACTATATAGGGCATAAATAAGGAATTAAGCCCCAAAATGGCTTATCGCATATGGAAAGCAAGTTTTTAATGTAACCAGTATTATTACAACAAACTAACAAACCAACCAACACACACCACAAGAAAGGAGCAACCCAACAATGCGGAAAAGGGTAGTGCGATGTAGTTCAAAAGTATCTGTTAAGAAGTTTATGAATAAATGGGAGAAGAAGGATTTAGAAACACTAGCGGATGATTTTGGTCTTTTGCAGAGGAATGATGTTCAAGAAATAATTCAGAACTGTAAAACCTACGCAGAAGGACAACGAAAGATTATGAGAGTATATACGAAAGTATATTTGTGATGAAAGGGCGGTATTGAAGATGGATTATAAGGAATTATTTACAAAATTATATTCAGACAAATGTTTTCACAATTTTTGTAATATGGTAGATCAACTAAAAAGGGAGGAAAATAAAATAGAGTTACCATGTGATACAGCACTTTTATTGATTACAGCAAATGTTGACTATATTAAAGGCAATGAAAATATAGATGCAATACATATGCTGGTAAAAAATTATTTAAATCCTAATGGCAGGTCAATATCAAAAAATACTCCTTTTTATGATTATTTCGTCATCGCAAATATAATACTGATTGCAATGGATAATAAGAAATATTTTGAAGATGACAAGTTTATACAACTTCCATTGGATTTTACAGTATCTGCAAATAGTATCTGCAAATTTGATACATGTTCTTGTGGATATAAACCAAAGATAATCTTTTCGAGTTTTATTAACTCTTTAACAGGAAAGGCAATGTGTAAAAAATGTGGTCTTTCTGTAAAAAAAATGTTTGTACATGAAACCTCATTCTTTGACAAAAGTGATAATGGCGAGATATATGAAAACCTTGAAGAAGGTATAAAAAAGTTAGCTGATTCCTGGAATAAGGAAGTTGCAAAGGGGGAAAGTATTTTACATAGGACAATGAGGGAATTGTTGTCTTATGATGCAGAAGTTTGTGTTGATCCAATATTATATGATTTACACCAGAAATTATATAGCTATATGGTTGATAATAATATTTATAAAAAACCTAATTATTGGAATGAACGGGGGTATTGGGAAACTGCTACAGATAAAATGATGGAATGTGGAGAAGCTGTAAAGTTAGTAGAATACTATTTATGGGAGAATATGCCTAATAGAATAGCCGATTAGTTTTAAAATTGAAGATAAGGAGGTCACAACTAATGGCAACAGATAGACAGACACCATGTTTATATTATGTGTGTGCAGGACTTTGCACCAAGGGTAGAAAAGCGGATCACGCTCATTACTGCCAGCATTGTAACAAATATAAACCAAGGGCAAGGGTAAGATATAAAAATCAGAAAAAGGAAAAGTTAGAGAAAATCAGGAAGAACGAGAGGTATTAGAACGAAGAGAAAATTGAAATTTTTTACATATGGATTCTATATAAGCATGGTTGTATGGGCGTACGGTTTTGTCGCATCTCTGATTGTGGAAAATGTAACAATGAAAATCCTTTTGATTCTCATACCATTAGCAATATATTGGTTTTTCATAATAGGTAAAAGTATCATTGAAGAAAAAATTAAAAAAAATTTCTCAACACAGGGGAAAACGTAATCTAAAATGTGCATTATATAAGTGAAGAGGTAATAACAAATGAATGATGAAATAATTTTAACTGACAAAAATAATGTAACAAGCGATGGAAAGAAATTTCCCAAAACTCCTAGACCAGAAGTGGTATATGGAGGAATCTTCCCAACAAAGGAAATGATTATAAAGAAGGTGAAGCAATGGCTATAACAATGAAAGATATTATTGAAAGCAACAAAGTAAAGGATGAAGCGTGGAATGACTACAAAGAGAGTTTAAAAGATAAATTCACATCGGAGCAGTTGGAAAAAATAAAGGATGCTTTTTACACTGCTGCACAAGGCTACATTTTTAGAAGAAAGGAACATTAAATTATGGACACAAATAATTTATATTGAATGATATTTTTAAGGAGAATGCAAAAGTATATCAGACCAAGCCGGTAAGAGCAACAAAGTATCAGCCAGGAATGGAAACGGGATGGGTTGTATATATGCAAAATGAACCAAAAGGCAATTTAGAAAATAATCTACATGAGGGCATGAAGTTCTTTGATACAGAACAGGAAGCATGGGATTATATCAATGCAGATCATAAGCAGTATATTAACAAGAATGGTGTACCTACAGAAATTGCAGTAGTATATGAAGCACCAATGCCAGTATTACATAGAAAAGAAACAGATCCAGAGAGGAAAGTAGGTTATATAGATTGTTTTCAAGGCAAGTATGCGTTACTTTCTAATGAGACAGAAATGTATGATTTCTTTATTTTGAAATATAATCACGAGACACCTGATAGATGGATTATACAGGATGCAGATGGAACTATCCGAGTTTGGGACAAAGATTACCCAGAGTGCTGTAATGAATTGTTTTTCGGAAAAGATGATGATTATGTCTGTGAGAAAGTTGCAGATGATACATATATCAAAGTTGCGGTATAACTTCTGAAATTTACATATGGAAAACGAGCTAGATTGATAGTATAATATATTGGTATTTAGGAAAACTTTCTAAATATGGTTGATTGATTGAAACGGAAAAGGTCATAGTTCACGCTATGGCTTTTTCTAATGCACAAAAATAAGCACATCTCCGCAGATTCTACCTGTTTTTGATATGCTTATCAATAAATATACAATATATAGTGTATATAGAACTGATAAAACACTATATATTGTACTTTTTAATGCCTAAAATGAAAGAACAATTTCATGTGGAATTTTACTGTTTTTTGTTTCGTATAGCTTGTTTTATTCCATAAGTAATAGTATTTAATTCCAAACATTTTTTAATCAATTCATCTACATCGGTATCCTGTGTCGGCATTGTATATTCAAAATGGTAATCTAATTTTACATTACTAATAAAATCATTTAAGGATTTAATAATGTGCTCAAATAACCTTATGAAGTTAATTTTGCATGGATGATGATTTATTAGTGCTTCATTTTTGGCAGCTAAAAGATATTCATGTAATTCATATATGAAACTTTCAAATCCGAAAAGAATATCATCTAACTTTTCAATGTCGGTTTTCTCATTTATGAACATTAAATCAACAAATAGATTATAGTTGCCTTCTTCAAAGTTTATGTCGCTACATATGTCTGCATACGAATATAGCAATTTTTGTTTTGCAGAAAAACTTTCAATATTACTATTGGTTTTCTGTAAATAATCTTCTCCAACAGTTTTTCCAAAACATGTTTCGGCATCACCGTGGAATAAAGGGAACTGGTATAATTTTTGAGTATATGCAAATTCTCCTTGAAAGTTTACTCGCATTGTTTTAACCAAATTGATCATATTTCTTCTATCGTCTGGTGTTTCACAGTAACTAAATTCATCAATGATCGTATCTGATAAATCCTTTAAATTCTTTTTTAGACGCATTAAATCAACTTCATATGGTTTATCTTGTATGTAGTATTCCATTCTTTTGATACGTTCTTCATCAGATATATGCAACATATCATGATCTGGGGAATAAATACCCATAGAATTTTGTAGGTAATGATTAGGTACTGAAACATTATCATTTAATTCTACTGTTGCGGTTGGAGATAAATATTTGATAACAAATTCCTCTGCATCCATATTTTTATCTTTTGCAAAATCCTTAAATAGCAATATAAGATCGTCTCGTGAAATATTTTTTGTCCGTCTATTTTCTATGTTTGGCAGCCATGATTTGTTTTTGCCGATTTTCTCTGATAATTGGTATGCTGTCAAATTATGTTCTTTTCTTGTATCTATAATTAACTGTATAAGTTCATCTGTTATTTTTATTTTTTCAGGAAACATTAGAATTACCTCCTTGAGTGATATGTACATATTATAATGCGGAATAGTAGATATGTAAAGAATAAGCCTATAAACACATATAAAAATGAAATATGTACATATTTATGTAAAAATGATTGACAATATGTACATACAGTGTTATAGTAAGACCATGCAAGAGAGATACAAAGGTTTTCGATACACATTACAAAGTATTTCAAATGCAATTATAAAAGTGATTGGTACATAAAAAGAAAAAGCCAATAGCAACAATCTGGATGCTGGTAACATCCAATGCTAAAGGCTCATGGTAATTGTGTAAGCCTGGTAAACTTAACACATATATTGGTATCTAAAATATTATCATGGAACATTCTTTTAGTCAAGCGTTAGCGGTCTGCTAATTGCTTATTTCCAAAACACATTTATATAGAAGAAACACGGTACATTGACAACTTAATAAAAAAAATTCTGTATCACAGGGGAATTTCACTTGTAAAAGGTGCATTAGTAAGTAGAGACACATGATAGGAGGAATCAATTTGAGAATTATGTATTCTATATTGAACATCCTCTACACGAACAAGGCGCAGAGCAAATTATACGCTTTAACACAGAAAGACATTGAAGAAGCGTTGATTGCTGATGGTGAAAAGTGGTGTGAGAGGACAGTTTACAACAAGATTAGAGCATTGGTAACCCAAGGCTATGTAAAAGAAGGACTGAGAAAAAGTAACTCCAATACTTTCTATTTGACTTCTGAAGGTATTGAGTGGATGAAAGAAGTGGAAGGAGACACAGAGAATGAATAAAAACATCAACGAGAGATTGAAGATCACAGTTATTGGATGTGGACAGGCTGGCGGTTCGATCACGGCAAGGATTGAAGAAAGCGTGAATGATTTAGGCGGTAATAAAGCCAATACATCATTTGTAGGCATCAACACCAGTACAGAGGATTTGGCATCTGTCAAGTTATCCCACAAGATTCATATGAACAATTCAAAGGGGGCAGCTTGTAACCGGGAAAACGGTGTACAGGATTTAGCAGAAAGCATTGATACGATACTGGATGAACTTCACAGCTATATTATAGAAGATTCGATTGTATTCATTGCTACATCATTAGGAGGAGGCACCGGTTCGGCAATCGCACCACAGCTTGCGGAAATTCTTCTTGATGAAGGTTACAAGGTAGGAATGATCGTGGTACTACCGGCTGATAATGAATCGTTAAAAATTAGAGACAATGCAAGACAGACATTTTATGAGATCGAGGAATTGAAGCCACGAATGGGAAGTATCTACATTCTGGACAACAACGCAACCGAGAAGATGAAGATTAACAGCACATTTGCTTCATTATTTGCAAGCATTCTTTGCATCAATAATAAATCGCAGGATGGAAACATGGATTTAGCCGAGATCGAAGCGTGTCTTTTAACTCCATCATTCTCCATTATCACAAGAGCCAATAAGAACAACGGAACGACAGCGAATATTATTGATGTACTGAATCGTGACAGTAATATCTTTGCAAAGAGGGAAGATAAGACCATTACAACAATGGGTATCTCCGAAGCGGTATCTGCAAAGGAAAGCAAAATTGATATGACTGATCTTAGAAAAGAGATCGGAATTGCACCAACCGAGTTTCACGGCTATCTGTCAGAATCAGAGGAAAATGTGATTATTCTTAGTGGTCTGACAATGCCATACAGTAGAGTGGACGCAATGACAGAGAGTATTCAGAAGGAAGCAGACATTATCAAAAATTCCAGAAAGGCTACAACAGAGGTTAGAACTGGAAAGAATATTGATATTTTCACCACACCGATAGTAGAACAAACAGTATCTACAGCAAACAAGCCAAAGGGATTGACAGCATTAGAGAAGTTAAGAGCAAAGAGAATTAGCAAGTAACATAAAAATCATGGTGAGTAGATTCAAAATCCTACTCACCTACATTGAGAAAAGGAAGGTAAAAACTTATGAGAACAAGAATTGAAGCAGTATTAAACAACAAGGATGCAAAAGCACAGGATTATTTTGAACTGGTAAACATCTATGAGTTTTCACAGGTAACATTACAGAGAGACGGAGAGAGTATTCTTTCTATGGACATCAATGAAGTAAACACATGGGCAGATAAAACATTTGATTTTAGAGAGAAATGCACCTCTACAAGATTTACAGTAGAAGAGAGTAACATTGTTTCTATAACAGGAAGAATGCTTGACGGCATGGACACATTCTTGATCGAAGCAGATTTGAAAGATGGTAGCAAGCTGGCGGTCATTATCTATCATGTAGATACAAATGAGAAAAGGGAAGTGTCTGAAAGCTATTATGAATCCGATGTCTTTTCACTTTTGGACTATCTGAATGAGGAAGATCATAAAGTGATGATGGCAATTATCCATGATTCGTTTGGTCTTGAGATTAAAATGAATAGTGTTAGAAATTGCACTTTAACAGAGACAGAAGAAGCATTTGAAATGCAGATCGACACAATGACATTTCCGCTTATGGATGATAGCTGCAATGAAATCTACATCAAGGAAGGTAGCGTTACAGATACAATTCTGATCCGTCCTTATGGACAGCCATTCTCAGAAATTTCAATCTTTGTATCAAAGAAAAACAGCAACTAACCACAACTAAACAGAGAACAATATAGTGTGGGTGGTGGAAAATCCACCCACGAACCAAAGAAAGGACTTTGCTATATGGGAAAATCAAAAGTAATACAGATGAAGAAAGCAGATAAATCACAGGAAGCGAGACAGATTCTAAAGAATGGTATCGTAAATGGAATGTGTGTTGAAAAACTAATTCAGATGACAGAATCTGGGCTTGTTGGAAATATAGACAGTGTAAATGGTACGAATGGCACAAGTCATTATTTTAATCGTATGAAATATGTTGTGGCTGAAAATGAAAGAGGATTCGATCTTATAAATTATTTCTTCACAGATAAAGAAAACATCATTATAGCAACAACTTCCATCAGCATTGACCATATAGACAATATTTCAGGTTGTATCAATAAAGATAATCCTGACAATGTGCTTGATATAAATATTGTTATGGTGGATGGCGCAGAGATTACAATCAACGTGATTTATTAGACAGAGGAGGACTAATTACATGGAACTTACAGAATTATCAAATTTATTAAAGGAACAGAATGAGAGTGGCAAAGGTTTTCAAATTCATTTGAACAGTGGAAATCTTGATGAAAAGAGCCAGCATAACACAGATGTTGAGTTTGGTGATTTATATTTCACTAATTGTAGGATGTTGGGAAATACAACACTTCTGTCATTCGGTAACAACGAAAAAAAGCCAGTAGGATTCAATGAGGAAATCAATCAGCCACTTTATCCAATGGAGATTAATAGCAGTATGTTCATTGATATTGCAAGGATCGAAGCAGTTGAGGCAGTAGAAAATTTTGAGGACTGGTTTATATTTACATCATCGAGAGTCATTAATCTGTACATGCTGCCTCAAAACAACAATGTAGACGGACACAGAAATGTTGTAACAATCGGTTTTATTGAGTAACAAACAGAGAATGTATATAGGAAGGAAACAGGCATGGTTAAGATATGGATAAGAGCAGATACTGGTAAGTTATCACATGTAATCGAGTATGAGAACGGACAACGAGTACAGATACCAATAAACAAAGATGGCACTATTAAATGGCTGTCAGATAAGATTAAAAAGCATAAATAAATGGAGGAAAATTATTATGACAAACAAAGATTATGAAATTATTATGGGTTACTTTAACGGAAAGCACATTGATCGTGAGGGATTAGAGAAATCTTGCGATTTTGATAATTTGACAATGACAAAAGATGTTACAACAGAGATTACAAAACTGCTTTCAGATGAAGGATATAAAAAATCTGAATCACAGAATGCTATCAAACAGTTCGTTGGGTTTGTAAAAAGTAGAAGTGGTTCAGGTGAAATTACATGGGATGGTTTAATTAAAGATTTAAAGAATTTAGAGCTTGCAGAATCAGAGTTTGGTATTAGAGTGCAGAATTTTGGAAAGGCATATTGGGAAGTATTTTTCGATCACTTTGATATAGAAAAGTGTGAAGATGGAAATGTAAAATTAACATTCGACCATGAATATTATTATGACACGGAGAATGAAAGAGCATGGGAAGTATTAGATAAATACGGTATTGATGGTAATGTTCCGACAGAAAAAGCACTTTCTATCATTAGCGAGAAATGGACTGGTTTATCAGATGAAGAAAAAGACGAGTTGATTTCTGCACTTTCAGTACCGACAACTACTCATTATGTGGATAAATCACGAATGGTAATCTTAAAAGAGGATATCGAAAAGATTAACAGGACAAGTGCAGATTTAGTACCTCATGTGGGATTGCGTAATTATACAATCACTTTCACAAATGGAGAAAATGTGTATCTGAGATTTTAAAACAGAGAGCAAATACAGTAAACGGTCAGCCAGTTAAGCAGATAAAAGAGAATTATATGGGATTTCCATATCTCTGCCAGCATAGAAAATGGAGGATTAAAAGATATGACAAATTTAAGTTTAGACAAATTAAGAAAAGGAACAGGCGCATTTATTTCAGAATCAGATTTTCAGGTTATTCAGTTAGAATACCTTGATTATTTGGAAGAGAATGGTTTGATAGACGCAGAAGCTAATGCTGAAAAATTTTGTGAGATTTGGGTAGAGGAGCAAGAAAATCTTGATACATTCAAGCAGACATCAGATGGAAAGATTGAGTATTACAGCATGGATGAAGATACACCTATGACAACAGAAGAATATCTGAATAATTTGGATATGACCTCATACCATTGGGAAAATCTATGCCGTAGCTATTGGAAGATTTTTGAGGACATTCTTAACACGGGTAATGTGGATATGAAATTGCTTGCAAATATTTTAGCAGAAAGAACAATCTCACATGAGCAGATCTACGAATTGCAGAAGGCAATCAAATGTCGAGTCGCAGAGTTAGTGGCAAATGACAATAAAGATTTATTGGATGACAGCTTGAAATATCCATGTGGATGTTAATAACGTAAAAAGTATTTTCTTAACGGAGAATATTAATAATAGGTGGAAGTCCTGATAGGGTAAGTTCCTATCCCATCAAAACATTAACATAAAACCGTGGATCAGCGAAATGTTGATCCCGTACATAAAGGAGCAAGTATATGGGAAGCACAAGACCAACAACGGCGAAAAATCTTCAGAAAGCAATTAAAAATCATTTGGTCACAGTCGTAAATGCACAGACAGAGTGCAAAGATACAAATGAAGTTCAGACTATTACGACAGAACAGTTTATAACAGATTTGAATTTTTATATGGAATCAGGTATCTTTTCTGATTCGTTGGATTTCAAATATAAAATTACTGGCAAAGAATTTCTACAGATTCAGGTAGGTTATATGAGCAGTTTTTGCCAGCATTGTATTACAGCAACATTGAAATTATGTGATGGCATAATGATGGAGCAGGTAGAGAAGCAGCTTAGAGAGACGATTTTCGATATTTTATCTGCATAGAAACAGAGAATATTATAAATAGACAGAGATATTTGTTGCAGTGAGACGAAGCAACCGACTATTGAAGCGAATAGTTACAATCGTTGTACGGAACGGACTCGTTGATGATACTACTAGAAATATATCAGTGAAGATGCTGATTACCACGAAACGGAATCACAATACCATTGAAGATAATGGTTATACATATTGGACGGAATCACAGGCACATTACCTATTATTGGTGGTGTGCCTACATTAAATTGAAAGAGAGGTACATTTATATGGAACAGAGAGAAATCATATTAAGACAAAAGTTAGGTAAGCATAGCTATAAATTAAAAGGTGCAAACGAAAGATTCTTTGTTAAATGCACATATACAGACAAGGTAGTATCGCCATTAGATGATAAGAAACAGCCAGTTTATATGACATTGGATGAAGTAGAAAAATGGCTGAATGACAGAATCAATGAAGAAAAGCAGAAGGAACAGCTATGGAAAGACAAGCTCAATAAATATAAGAGCATTCTGAAATATCCACAGTATGCCGAGTGGTGCAAGGATGTTGTATTTGATACCATAAATAGATTCAGAACCAAAGGCAGTAAATGGCTTATTAACGAGAATAGAACCTTTATTGAATCAGAGGTATTTAATCCAAAGAGTGAACTGTATGCTTTTACAGAATATAATGTATCAAATATTCTGGACGAGTTACATATACATAAATTTTACAATATGCCAATCCTAGAAGAAATCAGACTTGCTTTTTCGGAGACATATTACAAAAAGTATGAAGAGCTGAATGCAGATATACTTGAAAAAGAAGTGGACGATGGAGAGTTTATCTTACAGGATTTGGTATGCGATGGCGAACTGACAGAGAATGATTTATTGGAAATTGCTTTCAATGACATTGGTGTTGATGGTCTGAAAAAATATATTTTGAATGTGGAGGATTAACAGTATGAAATTTCATGTATTGAAACCAGATTTTGTTAATGAAGGAATGGTAAAAGTTTATACAAGCAACGATGATTTTAATAAGTAAACAGTAAAAGAATGCTTATATGGCATAGGAAAAACGGAACAATGGGAGCCAGGGTTTTATATGATTGCTGGTTATGAAAATGATAAATATATTGAATTGTTAGGCTGCTATGCACACTCAGCGGATTTTGAGCTTGCCTTATATTCCGATAAAGTACTGTCAGTTGTAGATAGAGTATGGGAAAATTTAGTTAAAGGTAAAGAAATTATACAGTAAGATTGGAGGAATGCACTATTATTACAGAAGAAAGAACAGACTATATGGATTATCTGAATCCATGTAATAAAAATCAGACAGCAAAAATATTAGAGAGATTCTTTTATGTCTCAAATGGGAGAGAGTATATATCTGTTATACCAGATGAAGCAGAAAGAATAACAAAATTACCAACACTTGACGAAGTGAAGGAAGATACAAATAGAGTAGTCACATATGCAAAAGAAATTATCATGAATGCTGATAAATATAAGGATATGGATATAGAAGAAAGCGTCTTAAAACAGTATGCGTGTGACATAGATCCCTTGCTGGATAAGATTATTGCTATAAATATTGCCGATGTTTTGAGCCAAAATAAAAAGATTCAGAATAAAGAACAGCTAAAAAATGTATGGGTTAAATCTCTTGAAGAATTGAAAAAGGATTTTATAAAAGGATTTGAAGAGGATGATAGCTTATTACTACCGCAAAATGTTGTAGGTGGTATTGATATATCAAAACTTGAAATTGGTATGACTGTTAAAAACTATAAAATGCTATGTGAATTGCTAGGGCAGGAAGTTAAAAGCGGTAAATCAAAGAAATATCAACTAGAAGATTTTGCACGTTACTTTGAATGGGAAAAGTCAGGACAGAAATTTATTATTTCAGATATATACGATACTCCATTAACGAAAGAAGATAAGCGCAAACTGGGTAATAATTCAATTTATGTGCAGTGTATAGAAGTGATTTTATTACAGTACCTATCAAAACAGGAAGGCTATACAAGAACATTTACGAAACGCAACTGGTGGGAAATGTTAGGCATGGCAAGTCATAAATATGGAAGAACACCAGAAAATAAATTAAAAAATCTCGATTATAGAATTACCTCATGGGAAGTTAGGCACTTTTATCAAAGATGTAATAAAAAATTAGAGCAGATTCTTTTTTCTGCATTAAATAGTTTGAAAAATAGAAAACTAATTACTTATGAAATTCAGACAGTTATTGTCACAAAAGATAAAAGAGGTAAAGAACAGTATTTTGAAGCTACTGATCTTCAGAAAAAGCAAATTCTTGAAGTCGAAAGACACATCTTACATAACATTATGGGATATGAAAAAATGTTCCAAGTCTTTATCAGATTCCAACAAGCAGATTTTTATCAACAAGTGAATGATTTATTGTATCAGCAGTACGGATGGAATCACTACTTTAAGCAGATAAAAGTGATTTATACATTTGATGGAGTTAAAGAGGCATTACCAGAATTGGAAATGAAGCTACAAAAGGAATTATTAAATAAGAAAGTAGTCGATTATCTAAATTCAAATGCTAAAGACCTGTATGAAAAAAATAAAGCAGAATATCAACAGCAGATGAAAAATTTGATTGAAGAATATTGGGGTGATACTCCAAGAATTGAATCACATAAAAAGAAAATGTGGAACCCACCAGATACATATTTAGATGCACAGAGAATTTTGACTGATGAACTAATAAGGATAGGTCATAAGGATAGAACATTTTCAATGGAAGAATTTCTGGAAAGTAATTCAGATATTGATGAATTATTTGTATTTGACCAGTGATTATAAAAAGTTGGCACTTTAAAACGGGATATATAAACAATCCTTTATATGGCATTATAAAGTGCCAATTTTTGAAAATACATAAAAATCATACGAGAATCAATGATTTTGTGTAGTGACGCAAGGAACGGAACAAACATCATTTGTGGCTGCCACGCAGACACCCACTAAGGAGATAAGACATGGATAGAAGTTATAGATTAAAAATGGAAGATAAATTGAATACAAATACTCTTACAAAAGAGTACATATTAAATTGCATAGCAAAGCATGAGAAGAAAATCAATGACCTTGCTTATAAGGAAAAGCAGTACAGAACATCCAATTATAACAATCATAAGTTGGAACTGGATAAGCTGATAGAATACAGACAACCTTTTATTGATGTTCTTATGAAAGAATACAGAATGTCATTGGATGATATTAAAACTGCATTGCAGAGTGTGAAGGATAAAAATATTCCTACCAATGCAGTATGTGATCAGATAAGAGAAATTATTACTAATGGATATTACTTTCTTGAATAGTGGGTGCTTTACAGCACAAAAAGATTTGTTCCGCTATGGCTACACAAATCTTTCAACGAGAGAATATATCTAATAGATACTTAATTTGAGCGTACCTTGTATGGTTCAAAATATGAATTAAGCTGATTATTCTTTTCGATAAAAAGAGAGTATGTCGGCTGCCTAACGGCATCCGAAATAAACACTCACTATTTACCGGAATAATAAGTTTACAATTTTTCACTTGATGGAAGGAGAATTATATATATGAGTAAAGCAATTACAGAGAAAAAATATTACAGAGTGGGTGAAACGTTTTCCAATACAGATAAAGATTACCACGGATTATTGGATGTTCCTTTTGGTATATGGATTACAACACATAGCTTTGAAGCGATAAGTTCTATGAAATGGGAAAAGGCATATAAGCTATGTACTCCGATTGATGGAAAAATTATTGATGAAAGAGTAAAGGACTGCTGCATTTTTGTCTATTTGGATGAAGCTAATTATGACTATAAGGGTGGTAAATTTGTTGAAGTTACATGGGATGAACTTATGAAAGAGTGTACACCTGTAGAAGTAATTGTGTATGAGTAAAAGGAAAACAGATATTATGATAACAATAGAAAAAGCATATGAAAAATTTTATAAATTATTGGAACAGATCGACAATTCAGATATTCCTCCGAGTGAACAGTATGAACTATATCAAGATATAGAATCTGAAATTGAACAGAAAAAGCAATAAGTGTATGCAAATATGCACGAGTATTGATGAGTAAAGGAGATTTCAATAATGGTATTTAAGGAAGGACAAGATGTATATTTTTTGAACAGAATCAAAAAGAAACATCATAACACCCATATGTGGGTTGTTGAACCTGCAATAGTAGTATCTGATAAAGGAAACAATCATAGAGTTGAGATTAAAATTTCAGATCAGAATATTGTATCAATTCGTAGAAGAGTAATATTTGAAACTAAGGATAAGGAAAATGCAGAAGAAAAATGTGATTATTGGAATCATTGGGATAGATACCATAAGAGAAAACATAAGCATAAGTAGTGATAATTGATAAGTACAATTTTCATAAATAAAGGAGAATTTATAATGGCAAATAAAAATAATGAATTTTGTTGTATGTGTGGAAGCAAAAAAGATGAAGTAGACAAGCTGATTAGAGGTAAATATGGATATATCTGTGATAGCTGTATCAGCATTGCAAGTGACTTACTCAATGATGAGGAAGAGGAATCTATCACAAATAATATGCAGTTGGCTACACCTTCACAGATAAAAGCACATTTGGATCAGTATGTGATTGGACAGGATGAAGCAAAGAGAACACTTGCAGTTGCAGTCTATAACCACTATAAGCGATTAAAGCAAAATAAAAAATCAGATGTTGAGATACAGAAGTCCAATATCCTTATGATTGGTTCAACCGGCAGTGGTAAGACACTGATTGCACAAAGTTTAGCAAAATTCTTAGGTGTTCCATTTGCTATTGCTGATGCTACAACACTTACTGAAGCTGGTTATGTTGGTGACGATGTAGAGGTCATGTTAAGAACACTTTTACAGAATGCAAACTATGACATTGAATCAGCACAAAGAGGAATTATCTATATTGACGAGATAGATAAAATTTCTCGTAAAGGCGAGAATGTTTCTATCACAAGAGATGTGTCAGGTGAGGGAGTACAGCAAGCATTGCTTAAAATTATCGAAGGTACTATTTCAGAAGTACCAGTTACGGGTAGTAGGAAACATCCACAGGGAGAGACGGTTAAGATTGATACATCTAACATTCTATTTATTTGTGGTGGTGCATTTGATGGCATTGATAAGATTATCGGCAAGGAAGAGACACATAATTCTATTGGATTTGGTGCAAATGTTTCCGATAAGAAAGAATCCGTTACCGACTTATCAAAGGTTGAGCAGCATGATCTTGTGAAATATGGTCTTATGCCAGAACTTATAGGCAGACTTCCTATTATAACCGCATTGAATCCGCTATCAGAGGAAGATTTGGTACACATTCTCACAGAGCCTAAAAATGCTATCACAAAGCAGTACCAGGAGTTATTATCAATGGATGGTGTTAAGTTAGAGTTTGAGGATGAAGCTTTGAAAAAGATTGCGGAGTTGGCTATTAAAAAGAAAACTGGTGCAAGAGGTCTTAGAAGTATCATTGAATCCGCTATGCAGAAAGTCATGTTTTATGTTCCTGATATGAGTAGTGCAAAGAAAGTTGTTGTAACTGCTGATTGTGTAGAAGGAAAAGCGGATGCATTGGTATATGGAGCAAGGAATAAGAAGATTGCGTAAATGGAAGCTTCCACAGTAAAATTTTGTGAAGCTAACAACCCCTGCCGATACACAGCAATTTTAGAGTCTTGTAATTATTAGAAGACTCTAAGTGTCACACCCTAAAATTTTCGGGAGTGGTGATTCCGAAATTTTCGGAGACACCTCACCTTTTGCAAGGTTCAACTAGACCTAGCAATCTTGTGTCCAAATGGACGCATCCTTTTGAGCAAAAGGAAAAACTTTTTACTTTTGCAAATGAACCCTTCCAATCGGACTAAATCCAATTCCGTCCAAATGGACGCATGTGAAAAATCAGATATGCACACAATGGACTTCCCACGAAATCGTGGTCAGTAAATTTCAGAAGGAGAATATATAATATATGGATAATAATTTAGGTAACGGTTACCAAAATAATGATAATGAAGAAAAAAGAAAAGTAGGAAGACCACAAAAAATAGATCCAAGAATGATGTTGAGATTAAAACAAGTATATTCTGGAACAAAAGCAAATAAAAGACATTTGCAAAATCATTATTATCAGATGTGTTCAGTAATGCCAACAATAAGATACAATAGCGAACATCCTATAGATAATTTTTCGTTTTTGTACAAAGATGATGTTTACTTTAAACAGACTGTTTTTACAGAATTGGGTAGAACGGAACAAATGTTAGAAGAGTTCTTTTCAAAAGAAGAAGCTGAACAATATATTATTAATATGGCGATTGAGATATGTGAATTAGCGAAAAAGGAAAAACTTACATCAAGAATAGTGGAAAGAATTGTAAGGCAAGATCGACAAGAATTGAAGAAAAAGTTGAAAAGTGGTGAGTAATTAAATTATGTATATCGTTGCAAGATACAGAGATAAAAAATATGAAATCTCAATGAGGCAGTCATATAGAGAAAATGGAGTTGTAAAAAAGAAAGAAGTTTATTTAATGACATATAAACTGTATTGGTTAAATAAGAAAAATGACTATCCTCAGATTGAGAGGAAGTATCCATTACAGTTTGATAATATAGCTGTAAATGCACATAGATATTTTGAAGAAGATGATAATTTGATGAATAAGGTTGTATGCAAGGTCATTCAAAAGGAGATTGAACGAAAGCAGTCTATTGATACTAGAAAACATATTATGGATGAGGAAATTAAAAAATTCAGAACACGAAAGCAGACATTACTTAATTGTGGGTGGGACAAATAATTTACCCCACCCACATGTGATTCAGAAGGAGAATATATTATATATGAATAAATTTACAGTTACAACAGGAAACAAAGATACAGCCGAATTAAACAGGCTTACAAGGGTGATTGCTTTACATGACATGTGGAATAAACAGTATCACAACACGGTTAGTAGTATGTTTCAAAAGTACAAGAGTATAGATGATTGGTCGCAGGATGAATTGATGAAGGTTGCTTTATGCGGTGTGAAGTATATAAAATGCGTTGCAGATATTGAGCGTGAAAATCAGAGATTAGATTCAAGCTACAATACACCATTTGCAATAAAAGAAGCAGGATTTAATATGATAGATGTTCTGTTTGGTATTATAGGTCGTATCAAGCTGAAAAATCTGATTAAGATATTCCCGATAGATAAAACCTATGATGGCGATAAGTGGGGCTGTAAGGATTATTTCTTCACAATGAATGTTCTGAAGGAAAAAGGTCTTGACAATGCGGTTGGTCATGATGGTGTATTCGATCTTATGTGGGATTACATGAATAATGATTTGAGAGAGTTTACAGTATTCTACATGAGTTGTATGAGTGCCATGTATAAACAACAGACTGGTGTTGGCTTTGCAGAAAAATTCTGTGAAGATAATGGAATCGGTACGTATACAATGGACAGAGAAAATGGTCTGCTTATTGATAATCAGAGTGGAGAAATCGCAAAAGTGAGCAATAAGCCTTCATTTATGCAGATTGTGAAGTAAAATTGCATTTTCCGAAAAAGTGACCTTCAATATCTTCCCTATGTAGGCAACATTTTATTTTGAAATATCCAATGAAACCAGTATTTCTTATCAAGAATTTTCAATAGTCGTTACATGAGTTTTCATAGCTTATGTAATGGCTTTTCAAGCGTTATTCACGCAGTATTCAAAAGTAATGATGATAACTGAATATGGAACACGAAAAAATCAAAAAAGTTTCTTCCTAAGTGGAGAATATTATAAATAGAAGGTGTATTTATTTGTAGAGAGTTCAAACATCTCCATTGATAAAAGCACGTTCTGTAACAGGCATAATACAAAATTAGTATGATTGGAGAAATTTATATGAAACAGAAAGAGGAAGGATTTGTACCAGTTCAATATAAAATATTGAAATTGAGTTCAAGAATGATAATCAATACACCTAACAGAGAGCATGAAAAGAAAGAAAAGGGTAGTGGAGAGATTGAATTTTATAGTATTCCAGAAATTCCGTTGATTGATTGGCTGACTAAATCATATGGAGATAGCGGACTTGTTACTATTGGTGATAACATTCTTTTTCAAAAAATCAGAGAGGTTGTAAGTCCTGAAACAACCATAGATGAAAATGGGGAAGATATTACACCGAATGAACAACAATATAGAGCATATCTGAAATTAAAAGAGATGCGAAAAGAGATTAAGAAGTTGAAACGAAAAGCAAATGAGCATCCGACAGAGGGTAGGATCAATGCTATCAATGACAAGATAATGGACATGGAGAAGTTTTTATTTTTCCCATATGTTATCAGTGTTGAAACAAATAAGACAGGCTATGACAAGTTTTCAAAAAAAGGATTTTATTACAATGGCAAAAAGTATGTCAGAAGAAGTGCTAGTAGTGGAAATCTGAAACAGAACACAGTTTTATTCATACAGGAAGATATTCTTGATAAGGTGTTGCCGAAAATCAGAGTAGGCTTCCAGCTTGATGTAAAAACATCTGAAATATTACCACCTTCTAAATTTGGAGCATATGAGGGACTTACTACAACAGGCTGTATATTTGTTAGAAAGCCTAGAGTTGTGGTTATTCCCGATTTTGAATATATAACCTTTAAGGATAAGAACAATAAAAATCATTTGGTCTACTTTGTGAAGAAAAATAAGGATGAAGATTCAGATAGTTTCACTTATGACATTGATACAAGACCATTCTTTGAAACAAAGTGGGAAGAAGATGAAAATGGAAATATTATTCATACAGCATATCTCAATTCCTTTGATGGTATGGGATTGATTACACCGACATTCGCGGAGAAATGGGCGAAAGATTTACACATTGACTATATCCCATCTGCCTTTAATGCTAGAAGTATTGGTGTAAAAGGCTTGCTTGTAACATTTCCTATTATGGAATATGCCAGGGCAAAAGGATTTGAAACGATTGTAGATGTCAGATACAAAGGTATGAGTGAGGACGAAATAGAGTATATCCCGATTGAGGATGTGGATGTTATTCTGACAGAATCACAATGGAAATATAAGAAATTGTATAAATCAGATGGTATGGGTTGCAATTTTGACCTTTATAATGGAAATCCAGAAGCATTGTGGGGAGTACAGAGAGTTGCGCCTAAACCAAAGGATGAAAAAGATTGTGTGCGTCAGAATTACCAGCTCACAACGACAAGTAATGTTCGTAAAGATGAAGATATTGACAAGCTGATTGCGCCTACAGAGAAGTATTTAAGATTACTTGCCGAAGGTAAGCCAGAATACATTTTATATGCACTTGCAAAAGATATAAAAGATTTGTCGGACACAGAAGATGAAGAAGATATGGACGATGAAGAATCAGACATTGATTGTGAGGAAGATAATGGGGCAGATAATGAGGATGTAGATGCAGAAGAGGAATTGAAAACTACCACATTGAATAATGCCCTACTGAAAAATCCTGATTTGATAAAAGATAAATATGTGGGCGGTCAAATTCAGAAAATCATCAAAAGTTATTTGAATCGTGCAAAGGCAGGAAAATTATATCCCGATGGGAACAGTAATTATCAGTTTATGATTAGTGATCCATATGCTTTATGTCAATGGGCTTTTAATTGGTACTATTGGATGGATGAAAAAGGGGGTATTTCCGATTCACATAAGCATAGAGCAACACAGGTCACAAGAGATATTGAAGCGAATGGAATTGGTCTTATTCCACCTTATGCAGTATATAGTCAGTATTGGCAGAAGAAAAATGTTGAAACAATAGATGCGTGTAGAAGTCCTATGACGGATATTGCGGAACATAATATTTTGACAGTCTGCAATAAAGAAAATACTTATAAGGTCGGCATTACACCAGAAATCTTTGACGAAATGGAGAGATATTATAAGTACATCAAAAGCGGTATTATTTACAGTCTGCATGACTTATCTACTGTAAAGCATTCAGATAGTGATTTTGATAGTGATATGGTCTGCACATTCAATTCAGAGGTTTATATCAATAATGCGTGGAATGTTTACCCTACAACCTATGAAAAAGGTGTAGATAACATGAAGCCGAAAAAATATGACATAAACGAAGCCACAGAATCGGATAAACAAGGATTTGGTAATAAAGTTGGTGTATATTCAAATATGAGTACAAGCCTATTTGCTATGATGCCATTGTTCCCGGTTGATGAAGAAAAAGCGGAAATCACAGTAGACGAAAATGGAAATAAGGTTGCAAAGCATCCAGAATATCTACACCATACTGATTCGAACTATCCAGAGTATGATTGCAGCGTTGGACAGCTTGAATTATTCAAGACAATTAAGAAGGATAGATACTTAATCGGAGAAGAGATTGATTCTACAAAGACTGGTGTAAAACCTAGTTTGTCACAGGAATTTTTACAGATTGGATGGAAAGATTCACAGAATGAATTAAGGCGGTATACACAAGAAGAAAAAGAAAAGTTTGCAAGGGATTTACAAGAGACTAATAAGTATGTTCCAAACTATTTACCATACTTTTTCATCAATGTAAAAAGCAACTACAAGGACAAATACACAAGGTATCAGTCACGCATGAGAGATATTTGTAAGATGTACACATTTGAATCCATTGATACATTTGTCAAAGGTGTTATGTATGGCGAAAGAGAATTAGTTACAGAGGATGAAAAATATTTTTGGGAGTATTACAGAGATAATTGTCCGTTACTTCTTACAGATTGCCTTATGAATAAAATATGTTGGAAACTGGAAATCTTTGAGGAAGAATTAAATGCCATAATGAAAGACAAATGGAGCAGTTCAGACAGTTATATCCTTATGGGGTATGCAAAGGAAGTCAAGGTTACACCATCCACAAAGAAGTTTATCAAGGCTACTTATGAAGAATTTGTATCTAAATTGATGCAGATTTACAGTAAGAAGAATCGTAAAAGTACAGAGGAAAAGACAAAGACATTTACAATCAGTAAATTGGATGCGTTGATATTCGATACAAGGACAAAGCTACTCAAAGAATTAAAGGTTGGATTTGCTGAAATCTTTGATATGTTGGTAACTGTTCTGAAGGAATATCCAAAGTGTAAATACATCAGTATCAATAATTTCCTTTGGAAAGTCATGGGTGATGATATTTTAGATGTAATCCCATATAGCAAAAAGAAAATTGACTGGGATATTCCAGAAAAAGCAAAGGAACATACGGACAATGAACCTATTACAATTCTTGGAAAAGATATTGTATTTTGGGAAGAAGATAGGAACATCGAGGAGGAAGAAGATGATTAGGAGCAATATATTAGGTGCAAATTTTTCAGATGAATATAAATGTAAAAGCATTATGAAAACATATGATTATGGCAAGGATAACCTTGCTGTAATTCATGATGTGATAGAAGATTATGATAGTTTGGGAGAGGAAGAACAGCACAAACAAATACTGCTACACTTTGAACATATTAAAAGATTCTTGCATTTGACGGATAAACAGCTATTAGACAAGGTGCTTGGGGATAAAATCAATGTCAGAGAGTATGAGTATATCTGCAAAAGACCTACATATAGAGATAATACAATAGAATTGATGATAAAGCATGATATCGTTGGAATGACAGGAAAGACAGATTGGACGATTGATGATATTACAGAGATTTTCCGCACCAGAAAAGATAATATTATGGAACGACTGTATTTATATACGAACGAATACAATATCGAAGATGAAAAGGAACGAAAGCGAAGTAATAAAATATTCAAATCGTTATATGAAGATGACGAATGGGACAAGGAAGGAAATCTGAAACAGAGTGAAGCTCTAGTGAATTTTATCAATGAATATCTTGCGTCCGACAAAGAGCATAATTGTGAGGTGTTCTTTAATGACAAGCCAATTGTGATATACAAGAGTGAGATTCAGAAGATAAAGGAAATCAGTAAGAAGTACCGCACCAATGATAAAGATGGTCGTAGGATAGTGAGATTAGCTTGTCTGTTGTTGGCATGGCAGAAAGCGGATCAGAACCAGTATTACAATCGTAGGGATTATGCAGAGTATATCTTGGAACGACTGCTTGAATATAATCCGATTGTAGAGGTTGAGGGCAGAAGTGACAGTAAAGCTATGATTCAAGATTATAAGAAATTGCAGGACGATGGATATTTTGAAAAAACATTGCCAAAAGTGCCAGCACCTAGAGAGATTAAGCCTACAATGTATTATCGTATGACCTTTTGTGTTGATAGAGATAATGCAGAGAATGAAGAAGTTGCTCTTATAATCACAGATTTTGAAAATCTATGGGAACAGATATTTGTAGCTGCATTTGGTGAGTTTGATGTATTGGAACAGCCGAAGGAAAAGGACATAAAAAAAGGTATCATAAAATCATATGATACAAGGTCTAAAACGGGAAAAGTCTATATTGAAGATAAAGGGCGAGATTATCCATTTTCTGTAAATGGCAGATACAAGGAAGGACAGAAAGTAAAGGTATTTATCATTGACAGTAAGAAGAATAAAGTGCAAGTGCTGAAAAAAGACAATGAGCGTGTGTATATGAAATATAAGGCTGTAAAAAGATGTTCCTCATGTGGGAAGATGTTCTATGCAAAGCAAATGGGTAATGGCACTGGTAACTGTGATAAGTGTAACAGACGATAAAGAACATTTGTTTTGTGAAAAGTGAACATATTTTCGCAAGTTGAAGTGTCACAAATGCCTAAAATAAAGGATTTTTTGAGAGTGATTATTTTTACTTATATATGGAAAGACATATAAATTGGACTTGCGGTGAGTTTGACACCAATAGTTAGAAGTGTGTACTTCAAGATTACATAAGTCCTCAAACAGCTTATGCGTATCTTATAAATAGTATCATATTCAAAACAATAGACAGTTTTCACATGGAAAACAATTTATATGACACCCCATAAAGAGGTCAGGCAGTTCCATCATACTAGCTGTTTGACCTTTTTATTATGCCAAAAATTTTTGTTGGCAGAAAGGAGAATTATGTGAGTTTACAACAGGAACTTAATGAGTACATTAAAAAGAATGGATTGAAAAAATCCTTTGTTGCAGACGAACTAGGTATGAATGGTTCAAAGCTTAGTAATTTCTTGCATGGGAAACTGCTTGTGACAGATGAAGTGAAAACCAAGGTAAGAAGATACTTAGACCAGAAAAAGTAATCCTTCGATATTTACGCATCTATACGTTTATATAAATATCAATTCTATTTTCTATGATGATTCAATCAAAAGATTCAATTATGCGAGAGTGTTTATTTCGAACCTTTTTCTTTTTTGCACGTGAAAATGTGTAAAACAAACCATTATGATTATATAACAAAAGAAATGGAATTGTCAATAAGAAAAATTCAAAAAGGAGGAAAAAGATTTATGGCAGTAAATGACTTTATTGTAAATCTTGTTGCTGGTCTTAGCAAAACAAAAAGCAAGCAACAGATTAAGTCAGACGCAAAAAGTCTTGGCGACATGAAGTTCGTCAAGCTGATTGGCAACCTTGATATGCCAAAAACAAGGAAAGCAATCAAAGCACAGTTGAAGGGATTAAATAATCTTACATTCAACATCACACCGAATGTAAATACAAAAGGTGTACAGACAGCAACCAAACAGGCAATTAACAACGCACAGAGGGTTGCAAATAATAATAAGGTTCATCTGAACTTTGATACAAGCAAGCAACAGTTAGTGAACCAGATTAAGATTCTGGGAAGGAATAATAATAAACTTTTCAATAATCATGAAATGACCGCTAAATACAATCAGTTGCTTAATGCCGCTAATGTAGCAAAGAGTACAGGAGAACTAAAAACTCTTAGAGGTGAGTTGTCGGCATTTAAGACGGAGCTTGTAGCAACGAATAATGCAGGTATGACTTGGGGAAGTAAATTCAAAGAATCTGTTAAGAGTTATACGAAATTTTTTAGTGGTGCAAGTCTGGTTTATGCCATTTCTAATCAGGTCAGAAATGCAGCAACCGAAGCAAAGACATTAGATGATAGTCTTGTAAATCTTCAGAAAGTAACAGATGAAATTTCTGACAGAGATGCGTTATACAAGTATTTTAACAAATCTCTTAGCAAGGCACAGGAACTTAATGTAAAAGTTGGTTCATTGATTGATGCTGTGACAGAGCTCAAAAAACTTGGTTGGGATTTAGACGATGCGGAACTTGGGGCGAAGTGGGCGAACATCTTATCAAACGTTGGAGATGTAGACATTGATACGGCAATCGGTTCAATTAAGACTTCTATTGCTTCATTTGATGAAATTGGTGGTTATGGAAACGACCAGATGGACAAGAAACTTGAAGCCTATACAGACCTCATCAATAATATGTCAAACAAGTACAGTATTGATGCGGAAAAGGTTCTGAACATATTGATAAGCGTCAATTAGCATGGACGCAAGAAAATAAACGAGAACTGATT